ATTGAAACTTGCACCAATGGCTATGGCACTGGTCTTGCTGTTCAACTTCTGCAGCTCGCGGTTGGTTGCAGCAACACCTTTGATGACGCCTGATGGGTCAACTTCGGCGCGGATGACAGCCTTCATGCTCTTATCTGCCATAGTGTTCTGCCTTTAGCCAAGGGATGCAGCGTTGTGGCGGTTGCTGCAATGTGTTCACTACCAACGCCGTGAGCAACCATTCACACCGTTCGAGTGTGGTCAGTTCGGTTGCAGCAATCCCTGCGGGCATCATCATCCTTCGTTCCCCATCTGCAATGCGCCAGAGCCTGCGCTCGGCGCTTGAGTAGGGCGCGAGGGTTTATTGATCTCCTCCAGCAGAGCCGAGCAGATTTCTGCTCGGATGTTTCCTAGTTCGGCGTGATTGACAACGAACGGACTGCCATCAGTGCAAGTCACGCAAGCCCCCCACCAGTAGGGGTCAGCCGGTGCGCGGGCGTAGTCCGCCATCGTTGGCTCGCGCACCATGACAACGCCAACGCCAGGCACGTTTACTGTGCGCGGCTTGGCAATCAGTTGGGACAGATCAAATGGCATCAGGCTTCCTCAAGGGTAAGAGACCACATGCCTGGGCCGGTGCCGTCATCAGTGCGGGTAGCACTGGTCAGGTGTCCGGTCATGGTGTAGGCAATCGCTCCTTGGTCAGTAAATGACAGTGCAACGCTTACAGCGACAGCAGTGGCAAGGCTGACGGGCTTCATGTGCAGTCGTAAAGCGTTGTCAGTAGTTGAATCACTTGCCATAATGTCGAAGGTTGCGGTACGGGAAAATCGTCCCGGTGCGCGCTTCTCTTGGTAATCGGCAATGGTTGTTACGTCAAGACTGCTGCGGCTTGACGAAATGGTGATGTTCTTTGCTGGGAACGACACAGCAGTAGAAGATTGGAAGTTCAATGTGAATGTGCCGCCGTAGCCTGCGATCAGTGCCATGATTAGTCCTCCTGGACAAGTAGGGTGAGTGAGATTGTTCCGATACGCGCTGCGTCTTCGCGGCCGTCATCAAGCGGCTCGACAGAGAACGCCACGCTAAATTCTGACAGCACCATGCTGCACAGGTTGGTTACGTCGTTGTATGGGCCAGTAAATGTGGCGGTAACGTCATCGACTAGCACCGTAACGTCTTCGATGTTGTTACCAATTGCTTGCACTTCTACTGAGATTGTCCAGTGATTCTTGGCAGCAATTCCACCCATGCCGAAGTCAAGTGCTGCGCCGGTGATCTCGTAGACGTAACACGGGGTAGCCATCGATGCAACGCGGATGCCAACGTATGCATCGTGCTTGCTTTGCAGCGCTGCGTAAATGGCTTTGTGAATTGCTTCAAGCGACATTCTTTGCCCCTAAGATCTTGCGAGCCTCAACGAGAATCTCAGTAGCAATTGACCGCATAAACGCGTTCACGTTGGCCGTGCCCCACGCCAAGCTGCGTTTCGAACCCGGTATGAACTTGCCCGATGCCTTGTGCTTGAATCCGTTTTCTAGCCAAGGGTAGACGTACTGCATGCCCTTTGCCCTGGCGCCGCCCTTCTTGCCCAAAATGACGCCAAGTTCAACGCGGATCGGGGAGCCTTCGCCGCCCATGCGTTTTGGTGAGTTTAGTTTGGTCGCCGCGGCAATTGCTTTACGGTGCGGGTTCTTGCCCTTGTAGGGTGCGCTGATCCACAGTGCCTTGAGCGCTGCGGTGAACGGCTTGGCGGCCTTGCGTATCGCCTTCTTGCGGACGGACTCATTGAGGCGCGGAGACAGCCGGCGCAGGGTGTCGCGCACTTCCTTGGTGTCAACGGTGACTTTGACTACGGTCATGGCGTCACCTCTGAGGCTTCGATCTCAAGGCGTCGGCGGCGTTGGTCGCGATCCCAGCAGGCGCGGACAGTAAAGGTGCGCTCGGTGCCGTTGTCGTACCACAGCAACCGGCTGCGGTTGGACATCATTGGATGCCAGGCGGCAAGGATGCGCCAATCGGTGCGCGTCGCTGGGCCACCTTCGTTCATCGTGTCTGAGGTGTTGGCGAGTTCCACGTGTACTGGCAGGGTCGCGAATGACAACCAGGACTCCGAAGCCTGACCAAACGCATCAACTGTGCGTACTGGATTCTGCGCCGTCATCACGAGGCGCATCATTCCGGATGGAACATGGCCCGCCATTACCCAATCCCCTTGCCCATCATGCTCAAGATGCGATCAAAATACGTGGAGTCCAGGGCAACCGTGTCATCGCCGCGGCTTGCCACATGGTGCGCGACGCGCTGGAGTAACGCCATCTCTAGCAGCGGGTTCAGCGCTGCGTTGCCAGCGGTCACAGTCAGGGTGACCGGGTAGGTCAGGTTGTCGATCTCCATATCGACGTAGATCAAACCGTTAATCATGATCTTCGCGCACGTGCCGGTGAGGGGCACTGTCGCACTGTCGCTGTAGGTGGCCGTAGTGCCGGCTAGATCGCCTTGGCGCTCCAAACGGAGGTAGAGACCGCCGTAGTTCGTCAAGGGCGCTGAGGGCACCCACTGGGTTCTGGTGACACTCTCCACGCACCACCCGGTGCGCTCTTCTAGTTCGCGTACTGCGGCAGACCAAGCAATGCCAATAGCCGGGTCATCCTCTGTGTGAGGAATGCGGGCCCAACTGCGGAACTTTGCTAGGTCTAGAGCCATTGTTCCTCGCTAAGGGGGGGTGGAGCCGAAGCCCCACCCACCCAAAGGATGAGAGGATCAGAATTACGAAGCGGCGTTGGTGACTTGCAACTGCACCAGCGCATTGACGCGGGTGAAGTTAGAGTTGGCAAACATCATGCCCTGGTAACGAATACGGCCCGTACCACTCAAGCTGTACTCGTCGCGGGTCACTGACATCGACCCCCATTCACGCATCGCGAAGCTGTCTCGGATTCCGCCGAGCACCACCAAGCAGTTCTTGCCAGTGGTGTTGGTTGTGACTTGCGCCGGGATGTACTCAGTGATGTAAACCGGCAAACCGAACAGAGTAAACGGAGCAGCGTTCTGAATCGTTGCTACGTTGTCCGAACTTGGGACGAAGATCGGGACATTGTTGACCAATGTTCCGGCGATGATTGCGTACACGTCTTGCGGAATGATCCAAGCGGCCGTGTTCCAATACGCTGCTGGCAACTTCGTGTAGCGCATTTCGAGAAGCTTGGCAACCCAACCGGCGGACGTCACGCCTGCAATGCTGTTGGCGCGGAGGTTTCCACCGCCGGACGATGCAGTTGCAGTGGTGATGTTGATGCCAGTGGTGCTGGTCACCTTAAAGATGCCCGTTGGCTGATTTGTACCTGAGCCTCCTACGTAGCCGAATTCAAGGTTCTTCGACAACTGAACCTGCAAGTGTGAGAGAACCTCTTCTTCCACATTGAATGCACGGTCGGATTGGACGATGAGTTGCTGAGACACTTCGGTCTTTGGCAAGCAAAGAACCGGAGGCAACGCCACTTCCGTGAACAACGGATCAGCAGCGGTTGCAGCAACGGTGCCCGTGTCGGCTTCAGTCCAGGCGGAGGTGTAGTCCGCAGTCTTCAGCGTCGAGTAACGAAGAGCCTGGTATCCCTGAACTCCTGTCCGCAGGTCACCTATAGACCTCATTACGGAATTCGCGCTCAGGTATTTCATGACCATTTCTTCATACAGCTTCGGGATCAAAATCGAGCTCGAAGCGGTTGAAATCAGTTCACGCTGTTCCGGCATAGTGCCGTTGCGCAAGTAGTTAACGAACTGATCCTTGTACTTCGCAGAGTCACGAATGTCGAGCGAACGCTCGTTGTCGCGCTTGACGATGTTCTCAATTGCAGACGATGAAGCGAAACGCTCGCGCACTTGCGCTGCGCGGATCTCTGCATCGAGCTTGCCGAGTTCGTTGGCGACTTCGTGGCCGCGGGCCTCGACTTCGACGGACATGCTGTCCTGGGCGAGAATGGAATCACGCTCTGCAACGAGCGCCTTACGGGTCTCAAACATTTCGGACAGTTTCATAGCGGCATCCTTAGACGCAGACGTAGACGGGCAAGGCCCGACTGGAGGGTTCTTGCTTCGGCACTTGTCTGCGGATAAGCGCCGTTTTCAACGATGGAAACTTCCCGCAGCGCAACCTGCGAGAGTGTGCGAGTGTTGCCGGCCCAACTGTCGGCGATGACCTGAAATCCGAACGACATCTCAGACAAAACGCCGGCGTCCACCAACTGGCGAACGTCCTTAGCGCGTTGGGTGTCGGGCAGCGTGACTTCAAACGCCAGGCCGTGCTGATCGCTGCGCAATTGCAGCAGCCCGCTCTTGGTGTTTGCCAAGAGGTCGCGCGAATCGTGACCGACAAGCAACGAAATGTTGTTGCCGAGCGACGAATCGAACGCGCCGCGAGCCACACGTTCTGTGAACGGCTTGCCGCCATTAATGCCGCGGAAGGTCAGCGGGTGGCTTGGGGCGTCATAGACCGAGGCATAGCCGCCGATCTTGTCGCCCGTCATGGCTAGTTTGGCTGTGCGAATCTCAAGCAATGTCTTCACCTCCATCGATGTTTCCGGCCGCGTTGTCGCCTTGCGTGGCGCTCATGCCGCCTGGCATGGACACACTTGGAATCTCGAACTGATCGCCTTCGATCGGTGGCAAACCCATGCGCTTCCGACCGTCGTTCGGTGAGAGGATCCCGGCAAGGACAAGTTTCGACAGCGCCATGCCGGCATCGCGCATATTGCCGCGAAGCAGGACGTCGGTATCGAGCCTTGCGTGTTCGCCGGGCCCGCAGAGTTTTCGCGTGATCTCCGACTCCCACGCTGTCACCCATTGGGCGAGTGCGCCGTCAACGTAGGCGCGTGCGGTTTCTGATTGTGAGGACAGCGCCCCGCCGCCCTGCTGGTAAAGCATTTCCGGGGGAATGCCGAATGCGCGAGCCACTTCCTGAATGGAGAACCGGCGCGACTCAAGCACATTGCTAGTGCTCTCGCTGATTTTCTCGGCCTTCATGCCCTCGCGCAAGATTAACGGGCGCGACGCACCTTCAGGCGTCGAGTGCATCGTCTGCCAGGCGTCGCGGATGGCTTGCACCGTCTGATCGGACATAGCGCCAGGGTGGCTAATGCTGATCTTCCCGCCACTTTTGATGAGCGCCGAGTGCGCCGCGTCCTGGTCTGCGGCTAGATTGAACGCTGCCCGTGCTGCGTCCAGTGGCCCAATGAACCAATCCGGGCGCAGTGGATCCGGGTAGCACCCAAGGTGAAGCACCTGGTCAGAGGACAACGTAGTACCGGCAAGTTTGTAGACCACACCGTCTTCGGTCATTTCCGAACTGATTGTGTTCGTCGGCATCGGTTGCAATTCAGCAACAGTGCCAGAACTGTCGCGCCGAATCAGGGCTACACCGTTGCCTGATTCAAGGGCACACGCGGTGATGTAGCGCCGGAACTCGTAACCTGATTGCCAGCGCGAGGCGTCGCGGCTCATCAGTTGTGTAATCGGCGAGTCAACCAATTGACCGTCGCTATCAACGACGTGGAACGGTAGCCGTGCAAGGTCTGCCGATATCAATTGAATTGCTCGAACGACCGCAGGGAGGGACGATATAGCCGGTGCGGCTAGCGGCTCCGGCCGTGCGTAGACGACCGTGGCGCTTCTGAATCCCATGAACCTGGCGAAGATGCTCACGCAGAGCATGGAACAAGTCCGCCTAGGACTGTCAATAGCGATTTATGGACTTGGCACCTAAACGCAAAATATCTTCACGGTGAAGTACTTACTTCACCCGATCGGACAACTGCTGGTGCTTAGTCCGGTTGCCTCGCGCACCTGGTGATGCTCCATCAACAGCGCAGCCATGTTGCCGGAAACGATGACATCCATGTTGCCGGCGCTGCGCCCCTTCACTGGTCGCGTGTTGCCAACGTTGTCGCGAATTAAGCGCACGTTGTTGAGTCCGGACGCTAGAACCGGGTCAACTTGGTAGCACAACTGCTTTGATTTGAGCAAATCGCCCCACAGTTTCCACGCCGGCGCCATGGTTCTGATGCTCTGATCGACCGCAACGATGGGCCATCCGCGGTCTTGCCACCTCCGAATGTCCCTGGCTTGCGCCGGATGTGGGTCAACTCCGATCTTGCGGACGTCATAAAGCGCCATTAAATGCTCGATTTCAGCCTCAACAATCGACATATCTTGCCATTCACCAGGCATGCGGCGTAGGTGTCCTGCCTCAATCCACACTTGCAACGGGTTCTTACAGCGCTTCTCGTCGAGCGCGATGTCCGTGCCGGCCCACCAGCACACGTTGCGTGCGCGGATGATGCCACCATCGACAACCATGATCGTCAGCGCGGTTAAGTCGAGCTGCGCTCCGTAACCACCGCGGCTTAGGTCAAGACCGATCACAGCCGGCGCTCCGCGCAGGCGCTCCCAGTCGCAGTCCACCATTTGCCGCTCGAGTACCGCAAGATCAATGTCAGTGGTTGCAATCTCGTGATATCTGCACGCCAACTGCGTCTCAAACTCTGCAATCTGCACCGGATCACCGGTGTTTAGCATGGTCTGGGCGGCTAATTGCAACTGCGTTGGGTCAACAATGACGCCTAAACCAGGGTGTGCCTTCGCCCAAACAGCAGGATCAGACGCCTGATCGTCGGCGTCTAGCCCGTAGATCATGGGCCACCAACCCGCCGGATAGGGGGTTCCGTCACTAATTGCAGCCTCGCAAGCCTGCCAATAGCCCCAAATCGGCGTGGTCTTCTGCTCCGGATCGGGTGTGGTGATCGCCAACAGTTGCGACGTAGCGAACTTGGCGAGTCCGGTTAGCAAGCGCCCGACGGCTTTCGGCATGCGCGAAATCTCATCCGCCACCACCAGGCGCGTAGTCAAACCGTCGAGCGCCTTGTCACTGCAGGGCAGGGATATGTACCGGTTGCCGCCGTGGCGGACGCGCCCAGGGTGAGCGGGTGTCGATCCGCCCGATGACTTCCATCCTTCCTCGTCCTTGTCCACGTCATCAAGCGCCAGTGTCCGGCACATGGTTGCCATGCGCTCGAATGTCTTCTGCGCCAACCGACCATCCGGCGCAACCGATGAGAACTCCAAGCTAGTCGAGGTGTCGCGCATCGCCGCCATAATCATCGACGCCGCAAACTCCGTCTTGCCGTTGCCACGTGCAACCACCAACAAGAGCGCCTTGGTTGCCGGCGTGTCGGTCTTCACCTTACCGATGACTCGACGCCTGGCGAGCAGCACCATTGCCACCATGCATTGCCAGGGCATCCACTCCAATGGTTTGCCGGCGCCCTCCTCAACGCCCTGGCCGCACCGGCGCGCAAACGCTCGCGCTTCCTCAGCTCGGGGCTCGTCCCACCACACCTCGTGCGATGCCGGCGCCTTGCGCTCGGCTAAGTAACGCTTGCATGAATCGACGATGCGCAGATTCGCCACGGCGCTTCCGCTGGCGATCGACTCGGCGTAGGCGTCCGCTAAGTCGGCGCATAAAGGCGGTCGTTTCAAGTGTTTACGGCGCTTGTCGGTTTTAGCGGTACCAAAGCGCGGTGCCCGTGGGGGTGGGGGGGCCTCGGGGTCATGACGGGGGATCGTCAATGAAAGTCCTTATAAGTCTTCAGATTATGGCACATAACACACAAACTTTGTAAGTTTTTCCACTCATTCTTACCACCCTTATGC